AAATATGCTTTACAAAATAATACAACCGGTACTTCTAACGCAGCAATTGGCATTAGAGCTTTATTAAGTAATACAACCGGACAAGGCAATACAGCAATAGGTGGTAATACTCTACAGGTTAATACAACAGGACTCTTTAATACAGCAATAGGTATTCAGGCTTTAAGTTGCAATATAACCGGAAGTTCTAATACAGCAATAGGTTTTAGTGCTTTAGGTTTTAATACAACCGGAAGCCATAATACAGCAATAGGTTATGGAGCTTTATTAAGTAATACAACCGGAAATTCTAACATAGCAATTGGTTATAGATCTTTATTAAGTAATACAACCGGAAACAACAACACCGTACTAGGTAATAGTGGTTTAGTTTCTAATACAACTGGAAAATACAATACAGCAATAGGTTCAGTTGCTTTATTTTTTAATACAACCGGGGAATCCAATGCAGCCATAGGTTTAAATTCTTTAATTAATAATACAACCGGAAATAATAATACAGCAATAGGTCAAGGTGCTTTATTAAGTAATACAACCGGAAATTATAATACAGCAATAGGTAGATATGCTTTAACTTATAATTCAACCGGAAGTTCCAATATTGTATTCGGATTAGATGCTGCTCGACTTAATAGTTCAAATACCAGTTTAACCAATCTAAGTAGTTCAATTGTAATAGGTACTAACACCAAACCTTTTGCTAGTAATGATATTAATGAAATTATAATTGGTGATAGCGCTATTGGTTTAGGATCTAATACTACAGTAATTGGTAACTCATCTACTACACGCGCGTGTGTTTTTGGACAATTAACTGCGGGTGGATTTACCGGATCATTATTTGGAACCGCAACAACAGCATCCTATGTAACAGGCTCTATATTCACCAGTGCAAATCCTGCTTTATCTTCAAGTTATGCTTTAACAGCATCTTTTATTCAACAAGCAATAAGTACATCTTTTGCCACTAGTGCATCTTATGCTTCAACAGCATCCTTTGCCCCTGAATATTTACCTTTATCTGGGGGTATTATAAATGGAAATTTAACTGTAAATGGTACTGCCTCAATTACATTTTTAAATGTAACATATGAATCTGCTTCTATAATATATTCAAGTGGTTCAAACCAATTTGGAGATGCATCTAATGACACCCAAACATTGTGGGGTACAGTAGATATTAAAACAGGACCTGTACTTGTAACCGGATCTTTAAACGTATCAAATGGAATTACAGGTTCATTACTTGGAACTTCTTCATATGCTACAAGTGCTTCTTCAGCAATTTCATCTTCATACGCTTTAACTGCTTCTTATTTAGAAGGATATATTTCACCATTCCCATACACAGGCTCAGCTCAAATAACTGGCTCATTGGGTGTAACGGGATCAATCAATAATTTATTTATTGGTTTAGGAACGGGTAGCATTGCAACAAATATTTCAATTGGTGCTACTATTGCATTTAGTAGTTCTGCTACTGGTACCAATAATGTGGCAATTGGTTCGGGTTCTTTATCTAGACTTACAACCGGTGCTAATAACACATCAATTGGATCTGCTTCTTTATTTAGCAACACAACAGGAAATGCTAATACAGCAATTGGTGTATTTGCTTTACGAGCTAATACTACTGGTACTTCCAATATAGCAATTGGATCAGGTTCATTATGTAATAATACAACTGGTATACAAAATATAGCACTCGGACAAAACGCTTCCCGAGCTAACACCTCAGGCCGTTATAATGTAGCACTTGGACGAGAGGCATTATGTACTAACACAACAGGTTGTAATAATACAGCAATTGGTTCATTGGCTTTACGAGGCAATACGACAGGAGGTGATAACACAGCAATTGGAACTGGTTCTTTATTTAGTAACACAACAGGGTTTCTTAATGTAGCAATTGGATATGGTGCTTTACTTAATAATACAATCGGATTTAGTAATTTAGCAATTGGTCAATCTGCTTTATGTTCTAATATATCTGGAAATAATAACATTGCATTAGGTCGATGGGCTTTAAGATCTAATACAGTCGGGAATAATATAGCTATCGGATATTATGCTTTGCGTTGTAATACCACCGGTACCTCCAACGTAGCATTAGGCCCCAGTACTTTACGTTTTAATACAACCGGAAGCTGTAATACAGCAATAGGTTATCGTGCTTTATATTCTAATACAACCGGAAGTAATAATATTGCTTTTGGTTATAATGCTGCTCGTCTTGATAGTACAAATGCTAATTTAACCAATCTAAGTAGTTCAATTGTTATTGGTGCCAATACAAAACCATTAGCAAGTGGTGATATTAATGAAATTATAATTGGTAATAGCGCTATTGGTTTAGGATCTAATACCACAGTAATTGGTAATTCATCTACTACACAAGCTTGTATTTTCGGACAATTAACATCAGCTGGATTTACAGGCTCATTATTTGGAACAGCATCTTTTGCAACAAGTGCTTCCTCAGCAATTTCATCTTCATACGCATTAACCGCTTCTTATTTAGAAGGATACATTTCCCCATTCCCATACACAGGCTCAGCCCAAATAACAGGTTCGTTAGGAGTAACAGGTTCAATTTCAACAAGTGGATCAGATGGTACAATTAATAATTTATTTATTAGTACCGGAAATGGTAATGTTTCAACTAACGTTTCAATTGGTGCAACTACTGCATTTAGTAGTTCTGCTACTGGTGGGTATAATGTATCAATTGGTTCGGGTTCTTTAGTTCGTAATACAACAGGTAATAATAATGTAGCAATTGGACAAAATGCTTTACAAAATAACACAATAGGTACGTGTAATGTAGCAATTGGACGAAGTGCTTTACAAACAAATACAACAGGTACATGTAATGTCGCAATCGGACCAAATGCTTTATGTTCTAATACAACAGGTGTTTTTAATACCGCAATTGGACTTCAAGCTTTACGATCTAATACATCGGGTTTCCACAATACAGCAATAGGTCAAGCTGCTTTACGATCTAATACTACCGGTATTTTTAACATATCAATTGGATCAGGCTCATTATGTTCTAATACAACCGGAAACAATAATACAGCAATAGGCCAAAGTTCTTTATATAACAATACAACCGGATGCCGCAATGTTGCCATAGGATTATATTCATTATGTTCTAATACAACTGGGAGCTACAACGTAGCACTAGGTACTTGCGCTTTACGTTGTAATACAACCGGAAGATACAATACAGCAATAGGTTTAAGTGCTTTATCTTTTAATACAACAGCATGTAATAATACAGCAATAGGTCCAAATGCTTTAAATCAAAATACAACAGGATTTACTAATACCGCAATTGGTCCTAGTGCTTTATTCTCTAATACAACCGGAAACTATAACACAGCAATAGGTTTTGCTGCTCTAAATTTTAATACAACCGGAAATAACAATACAGCAATAGGTTATTTTTCTTTAGGTAAAAACACAACCGGAACTAACAATACCTCAATAGGTTTCCAATCCTTATATTGCAATACAACCGGATTTAATAATTTAGCAATTGGTCAATTTGCTTTATGTTCTAATACATCCGGAGGATATAATACAGCAATAGGTCCAAATGCTTTACGTTATAATACAACCGGAGCATATAATACAGCAATAGGATGGGATGCTTTATTTTGCAATACAACCGGAAGATCCAACACAGCATTAGGTTATCGTGCTTTATTTACTAATACAACCGGACAATACAATGCAGCAATAGGTAGATGTTCTTTATATTGCAATACAACCGGACAATACAACACAGCAATAGGTTTAAATGCTTTACGTAATAATGTAACCGGAAGTAACAATATTGCATTTGGTCTTAAATCAAATAGTGCAATTTCTAATTCCCAAAACAATATTGTAATTGGTACTAATATTGGAGTTGCCGAATCATCAGCTAACCGAATTAACATTGGTGGTTTAATATTTGGATCTGGTTCATTCTCAGATACAGGATCCGCAGTATTTTCAGGTTCAGCAAATGGATTTGTAGGTATTAATCAACCAAACCCACAATACAATTTAGATGTATCCGGAAGTTTTGGTTTACTCCAATCAGCATTTATTAATCAAAATACAGCATCTTTAACATCCGGAACCCAAACAATATCTACAAACGCTACAGGATCATTTAATTCAGCATTCTATAATTATGTTTTATCATCAGGATCGAATGCAAGAGCAGGTCAAGTGATGACAGTATGGAATAGTTCCTCAATTCGATTTACAGATGTTACTACAACAGATATTGGTTCAACAACTGCAGTTGCTTTAACAGCATCTTTAAGTGGACCAAACGTTGTTTTATCAAGTACCTTACCATCTTCAGGATGGACAGTTAAAACAGTGGTTAATTTTATATAAATCATCATATTTATAATAAACATATCTTGGACAGGGAAAAGAATATGGCAAACATAGGATACATTTATAAAATTACTAGCCCAACTGGTAAAATATACATTGGGAAAACATCTAGGTTAAATGATCGCATTTCAAAATATCGTACTTGTAATGGGATTTCTGAACAGAAGATGATTTACAACAGCATTAGAAAATATGGATGGGAAAATCATGCATTTGAAGTTGTAACAGAATCCCCAATTGATCAATTATCCCATCTAGAATCATTTTATATAGAAACATTCAATAGTTTCCATTATTCTAACCCAAATGGTATGAATCTTACCAAAGGTGGAGAAGGAACCCCTGGTAGAAAAGATTCTATAGAAACTAAAATTAAAAGAGCCAATTCTATTAGAGGTAGACACCATTCAGAACAAACAAAACAATTGATGAGTGAACTTAAAAAGGGTAAACCATCAAATAATAAAGGAGTACCATGTTCTGATGAAAAAAAGAAAAAAATTAGCGAAGCAAATAAAGGTAAAACTCCTAGTGAATTAACCAAACAAAATAGAAACAATACACGATTAGTTAATCTTATATCTAATCACGAAGCTATTCTACAAATTGATAAAACAACAAACACCATTATAAAAGAATGGAAAGAATTACCAAAAGAAATAGCAAAACATTTTAATATATGTGATACAAATATTATAAAATGTTTGAATAAAAAAAAAGAACATACTATAGGATACATTTGGAGGTATAAAAAATGAATGAATTCGTAATAAAAAACGGGTTTTTCTCACAGGGAAACTCAAATATAACAGGCTCACTTACAGTTACTGAAGGTATAACTGGATCTTTTAGTGGATCGGGTACTATAACTAGTTCATCATTTGCCTCAACAGCATCCTTTGTTCAACAAGCAGTAAGTGCTTCATATGCTACAAATGGTGGAGTAACTCAATTATTAGCAGGTCCTAATATTACTTTATCTCCAACAAATGGTTTAGGACAAGTTACTATTACCTCAACAGGTGGAAGTGGTCCTAGCTTTAACACAGCTACTGGATCATATGGTAGTTTTTACGATACTACAACCCAAACAAACCCCGTAGCTAATATACCTCGTTCAATGTCTTTCAATTCAACAGACATTACAAATGGAGTATCTATTTCTGGATCAACAAATCCATTTAACACATATATTAAAACAGAAAATGCTGGGATATATAATATTCAGTTTTCTGCTCAAATAGATAAAACAGATAGTGGAGCAGATGAAATAGTAATATGGTTACGTAAAAACGGAATTGATTTAACTGACACCGCAACTACATTAACACTAAGCGGCAACAATGACAAACAAGTCGCAGCTTGGAACTGGTTTGTAACATCAGCAGCCGGAGATTATTATCAAATTATATGGATATCTGCTGATATTGATTTAAGATTACTAGCAGAACCAATTTCAGGCACACATCCCGGAATACCATCTGTAATAGCAACAGTAAACCGAGTAGATCAATTTTTATCCAATACAGGATCATTTAGTGGTTCATTTACAGGCTCATTTTTAGGAACGGCTTCATATGCTACTCAAGCATTAAGTGCATCTTTTGCCTCAACAGCATCTTTTGTCCAACAAGCAGTAAGTGCATCTTTTGCCTCAACAGCATCTTTTGTCCAACAAGCAGTAAGTGCATCTTTTGCCACTAGTGCATCATTTGCCTCAACAGCATCTTTTGTCCAACAAGCAGTAAGTGCATCTTTTGCCACTAGTGCATCATTTGCCTCAACAGTACCGGCATCCGGAGTTATTGGATTAAATTTATCTCAAATAGCCACAGGTAGTGTAACTGCCTCTGTATCTCTATCACAGTTTTCTGTTGTAAGTGGTAGTTCAACTGAACTTGTAGTAACAGGAACTGGAGTTACAATAGGTAATGCACTAACCGATACTCATGCAATTACTGGTTCTACTAGTATTACGGGTTCATTAGGAGTAACAGGATCAATTAATAATTTACTTATTGGACGTGGAAATGGAAACGTTTCAACAAATATTTCAATTGGACCTAATACTGCATTTTCTTCAAGTGCAACTGGTGGGAATAATGTAGCAATAGGTAGTGGTTCTTTATTTCGTAATACAACTGGAACTAATAACACAGCAATAGGTTGTAATACTTTAAATTCTAATACAACCGGACGCGATAATATAGCAATAGGTCGATATGCTTTACGAGCTAATACAACAGGTCGATATAATATAGCTCTTGGAAGAAATTCTTTAAGCTCTAGTATAGGTGGATTCAATAATATAGCATTAGGTGATGGTACTTTACGTTGTAACACAGATGGGGGTAATAATATAGCAATAGGACAATACACCTTATGTTGTAATACTACTGCTTATAATAATATAGCACTTGGTACTTTATCAATGCAATTTGTTACAACTGCATGTCAAAATATAGCAATAGGAGCTTCATCTTTACGTCGAACTGAAACAAGTAATAACATAGCAATAGGTTATAGGGCTTTATCTTATAATACAACCGGAAGTAATAATATTGCACTAGGTGTTTGTTCTTTAAATAATAATACAACCGGAAGCTGTAATACAGCAATAGGTTTTCAATCTTTATATTTTAATTCAACAGGAAGGGATAACACATCAATAGGTTTTTGTTCTTTACGAGCTAATACAACTGGATATTGTAATATAGCAATTAATCGTAATGCTTTACTTAAAAATACAACCGGATGTAATAACATAGCAATAGGTACAAGTGCTTTATGTAATAACACAATAGGATTTAATAACACAGCAATAGGTAGTAATGCTTTACTCCAAAATATAACAGGAAATTATAACACAGCAATAGGCCCGAATGCTTTATTGGTTAATGGAAGTGGAAATTATAACACAGCAATAGGTAATAATGCTCTCACTGCTAACTATAACGGATCAAGTAATACAGCAATAGGTTTTAATGCTTTAGTTACTAATGTAACAGGAAGTCATAATACAGCAATAGGTTATGCGGCTTTAAGTTGTAATAATTATGGAGCTCATAATATTTCAATAGGTTGTCGATCTTCATTTCGAAATACAAGAGGAAATAACAACATTGCATTAGGTCGATTTGCTTTATGTTTAAATTCAACTGGAAGTAATAACATAGCATTAGGATATGCAGCTTTACGTCTCAGTTGTATAGGACCAAATAGAAACAATATTGTTCTTGGTTATAAAGCAAATGGAGCTATATCTTCAAGCCAAAATAATATTGTAGTTGGTACTAATATTGGAGTTGCCGAATCATCAACTAATCGAATCAACATTGGTGCCTTAATCTTTGGATCAGGATCATATGCAGATTCATCATCAGCAGTATTTTCCGGTTCTTCAAATGGATTTGTAGGTATTAACCAACCAAATCCACAATTTAACCTAGACACATCAGGTTCAGGTCGATTTACAAATGGTTTAACAGTAACCGGTTCACTTATTGCAAATACTATAACTGGATCACTTTTAGGTACTGCTTCATTTGCTGTATCAGCTTCTTGGGCACCAGGTGGTGGAGGCGGAGCAGCATTCCCATATACAGGCTCAGCCCAAATTACGGGCTCATTAAGTGTAACTGGCTCCCTTAGTGCTGTAGGTCCTATTCTTTTATCCTCTTCTAATGCTTCCATATGTAATATCATATCAGGTCTCAATAACATATCTTTAGGATATAGAGCTTTGCCATCCAACCAAACAGGTTCAAATAATATAGCTCTTGGTACTCGAGCTTTATATACTAATACATCTGGATCAAATAATATAGCATTAGGATTAAATACTTTATGTAGTAACCGATCAGGAAGTGGTAATATAGCATTAGGACAATGTGCTTTATCTGCTAATTCAGGATCAGATAATATTGCTATAGGATCTGGTTCTTTACAAAGCAATAGAAGTGGACTTCGTAACATATCATTAGGTTGTAAAAGTTTACTCTCAAATACAACTGGTAACTACAATATAGCAATTGGTAGTTCTACTTTAAGAGATAATACTTCCGCAGCATATAATATTGCTATAGGAAGATACGCTAATTTTAGTAGTACAACAGGAGGTTCAAATATATCAATAGGTGCTAGAACAAATAGTTGCATGACTACCCAAGGAGGAAGTGTAGCAATTGGACATTTAGCCGCGAATTATAATTCAACAGGTCTTCAAGTAGCAATTGGATTTTTTGCTCTTAGATGTGCCCAAGGTAATGCTAATGTATCAATAGGTGCTTGTACAGCCAATCACTGTTTTAATACTGCTTTAAGTGCAAATACTTTTATAGGAACAAATGCTGGTCAAGGTGCAGGTGATCTTGGAGGTTCTTCTGTAAATAGTAATGTTGCTATTGGATATAGTGCTGGAAAATCTTTAAGATCTACTTTATATTATATAGCATATCCTGTGTATCAATATTGTAGTAATGGTTCTTGTAATAATACTTTTGTAGGAACATACGCTGGAAGAGATTCAAGCGCAACATTATATAATAGTGTAATTAATAACACAGCAATTGGTTTTAGATCTTTATTAAGTAATACAATTGGAACTAGTCAAACATCAGTTGGTGCTTATTCTTTACTATGTAATACAACCGGAGTCAATAATACAGCAATAGGTTTCAACACTTTACGTGCTAATACTTCAGGAATTCTTAATACAGCAGTAGGTGATCGTACTTTAATATGTAATACAACTGGAAATTGGAATACAGCAATAGGTCAAAGCGCTTTATATTGTAATAGAGTTGGAAATAATAATATAGCAATAGGAAATGCTACTTTAAGATCTGTAACAACTGGAAGTAACAATATTGGTTTAGGTTTTGATGCTTTAAAATATCACATATCTGGAAGTAATAATATTGCTTTAGGACAAAAAGCATTTTGTCAAGGTACTTCTTTTAATTTAACAACAGGAAGCCATAACATTGGTTTAGGTTACAACACTCAATTTACAGGTTCATTCTCAGTAATCTTAGGTAAAGATGCTTGTTCAACAGGTAATTGCCAATTTGTTGTAGGTAGTACAGGAACACCACTAGGTACAGTAACAACAGAAACTTGTACTAGTACAAAAACATGGCAAGTTAGAATTAATGGAACTTTACAAAAAATCTTATTAGCTTAGTTTGGATAATTAAAATAAAATACATATATTAATAATATAAATAAAAATCTATGGTACAAAAAGTTTTTTACAACGCATCTATGCCCCGAGCAGGATCAACTTTAATACAAAATGTTTTAATGCAAAATCCTAATATATATTCAACCCCTACATCAGGTGTAATTGAATTTTTATTAAATGCTAGAACTATTTACACAACGGGAGATGCTTTTAAAGCGCAAGACCCGGAAACAATGAAATCTGGTTTTAAAAATTTTTGTAAAGCAGGATTACACGGGTTTTATAATGGTATTACTGATCGTCCTTATGTAATGGAAAAAAGTAGAGGATGGTTAGGACATCAAAATTTTATTGAATTTTTTACCGATGAAAAACCTAAGATGATCGTTATGGTTCGTGATTTACGTGCTATATTTGCTTCTATGGAAAAAAATCTTAGAAAAAATCCCGATAAAGATTCATTAATTATAAATGGAGTTGAATTAAAAAATATGACCACTTCTGCTCGTATTGATCATTTCTCTATAACACCTCCTATTGGCCCTTCAATAGAATGGCTCTCAGAAGTATTCCATCAAGAATTAGATAAAGATATTCTATTCATTCGTTTTGAAGATTTTACAGTAGATCCTGAAGAAGAAATGAAAAAAATCTATGAGTATTTAGAGATACCATATTTTAAACATAATTTCAACAATGTTGAACAATTAACACATGAAAATGATGTTATTCATGGTATTTTTGGAGATCATACTATTAAATCTCAAATAAAACCTGTAATTTCTGATTATAATCAAATACTAGGATATGATCAAAGTAATAGATTAAAACAACATTACGATTGGTATTTTAAAGCTTTTAATTATTTATAATATTTATTTAAAAATAAAAACAAATGGAAGAAACTCAAACCCCAGAACAAGTACAACAACACATTAGTGCAGCCTTTGATTCAGTTAATTTAATCAATGATGAAATCACTAAAGAAGTAACGGATAACCGTAAAGACACTGTAAAACGCAACTTTGAACACCTTGAAATTATGATGGGTAAAGAATGGTTTGCAGCAGGATGTACAGAACAACAAACAACTGATATTAATGCATGTATTACTGCTGGAAAAGCATACATAGCATAAAAATAATTAAAAAAGTTATGATATATTGGTTTACAGGTCAGCCTGGACATGGTAAAACAGTTTTAGCATCTGCTTTAAAGCAAGAATTAAACAATACCTTTCATATTGACGGAGATGATCTGCGCGCTATATTCGATAATAAAGACTATAGCGAGGCGGGTCGCCGTAAAAATATTGAATTAGCTCAACAATTATCTCATTTTTTACACAACAAAGGATGTAATGTAGTTGTATCTTTAGTTTCCCCTTACCAAGATCAACGTGAAGAATTTAAAACAAAACTTGGAGATTCCATAAAAGAGTTTTATATTCATACTACCGAAATAAGAGGTAGAGAAAAATTTCATGTTGAAAACTATCAACAACCAACAGAAAATTATTTAGATCTAGATACAACAGCTATTTCAATTGAAGAATGTCTACAAAAAATTAAAAGTTATGCAAAATTGGGATAAAAAAATTCATGTACAATCAACATTACCATCTAAACCAAATCAATATGCTCTATTTATCGGTAGATGGCAACCCTTACATGATGGGCATAAAGCATTATTCCAACAAGCTTTAAATGAAGGTAAAAATGTTTGGATTGCAATTAGAGATGTTGAAACAACAGAATCAAATCCGTTTAATGCTCAAGAAGTACTTGAAAATATTGGAAACGAATACAAAGAACTTTGTGGACAAGGTCGAGTTAAAGTTAGTATTATTCCTGACATATGTTCGATTGAGTTTGGTAGAGGAGTTGGTTACGATATTATTGAGCATATTCCTCCCACACATGTAGCAGAAATCTCAGCTACAAAAGTACGAGAACAAATGCGTAAAGAAGGTAAGTTATGAAACAAGAAATAAAAAAATTCCAAATTCGTTTTAATGTTAACAGTATTAATGATACTGAACGTTGGAGATTAATTACCAATGGAGATGAAATATTAGTATCTGATATTATTATCAATGGACATACTTATACAACAATGGATTGGATGGGAGATCTCCAAGAGTATAAATGGCATATTAGTTGTGAAGGATATATGTGCATTGAAAATAATATAGCATATGTTACTACAGTAAAAGAAGATGCTGTTATGACTCGTCATATCTTAAAAACATTTTCATATCGAATTTTAGGTACTTTAACAACTATACTTGTTGCTTATTCATTAGGTGTATCCCTTGAATTATCTTCATTACTAGGTGTTGGAGAATTATTATTAAAACCAGTTATCTACTTTTTCCATGAACGAGTATGGTACAAATATATTAAAATAGGAAATAAAAAATTATGGAAGAAAAATATATAGTTTGGCATGTTGAGGGTGGTTTAGGTAAAAATGTTGCCGCAACATCTTTAATAAGATCCCTTAATGAATCTCACCCAGAAAGAAAACTTATAGTAGTAGCATCTTATCCTGAGGTATTTTTAAATCTCCCTGGGGTTTATCGTGTTTATAAAATGGGTTCTACTCAATATTTTTATAATGATTATATCAAAGATAAAGATACTATTATTTTTAAACATGAACCTTATTATGAAACTAATCATATTTTAAAACGTAAACATTTAATTGCAAATTGGTGTAAACTAATGGATTTAAAATATGAATATCAAACTCCGGTTTTAAATTTTAATTTTGTTCAACAAAGAAATTCTTTAAAATGGCAACGAGATTTACCTATTTTAATTATTCAAACAAATGGAGGACCATTAAATAGTAATTTAGAATATTCTTGGACACGAGATATTCCATATGCACTTGCTTTACAAATAGTTGAAAAATATAAAAACACACATTATATTATCCAAATTTGTAAACCATCATCTATGCATATTCCGGATGTTGAAGTTCTAGACCAACCAATTTCAGCAATGGATTTATTTACTTTAATAGCAGTAAGTGATAAACGTTTTTTAATAGATTCTAGTTTACAACATGCTGCTGTTGCTTTAAATAAACCCTCAACTGTATTTTGGATAGGTACTGCTCCTGAAAATTTTGGATATTCAATACATAGTAATATTGTAGCTAATCCACCATCAAATACTACAAAATTAATTGATTCTTATTTATTTGATTATTCATTTGAAGGTGTTACTCATGAATGTCCTTATTATAGCTTAGAAGAAATGTTTGACATAAAAGCTATTTTAGAAACTATTTAATTAATTGAAATAATTTTTGTTCATATTTATAATCAAAAAATATGGCAAATATTCCAATCTGGCCTGGTTCATCATCATTTTTTCCTGGGGATACTCCATTTGGATTTTATGATAACCAATATCAATTTCAAATTGATGCTGATAAAGTAGCAAAATTTTGTGCTTTACGTTTAGGATATCCTATTGAAAACGTAGAATTACAAAATGTAAATTTTTATGCTGCTTTTGAAGAAGCAGTAACAGTATATGGAAATGAACTTTATGGTTTTCAAATTAGAGATAATTATTTAAGTTTAGAAGGAACCCAAACAGCCTCAGTATTAAATAACACAGTAGTTACTCCTACAATGGCTGGTATTGTTAGAATTTCTCAACAATATGGTGAGGAAGCAGGAGCCGGTGGTAATGTAACTTGGTATAAAGGCCAATTACCTCTTACACCAGGTGTTCAAGATTACGATTTATCGTTATGGGCTCTTTCTCAAAGTATAACAGGTGGAATTGAAATTAAAAATGTATTCTACCAACCACCCCCAGCAATTAACCAATTATATTCTCCATTTTTAGGTACAGGTCCTGGAGGATTAGGAGGAGTCCCAGCTGCAGGTGTTTATGGTCTAGGATATGGTTATACAAATTACCTAATGATGCCTACAAGTTTCACAATTCAAAATATTCAAGCAATTGAAATGCAGAATACAGTGACACTTTCAAATTATACATTCAATATTGTAAATAATATTTTATCAGTATTCCCTGTTCCTGGGACAGATTTATTAGGAATAGGTGATGAAATAGATGATTTAGGATACGGTCAATATTTAATATTTGATTTTATTAAAATAGAAGACAGATTAAATTCAGGATTTGGTACCGATAGGAATAGAGTAACAAATACATCTAATGCTCCCTATGATAATCCTAACTACAACCAAATTAATTCTGTAGGTAGATCTTGGATATTTGAATATACATTAGCTTTATCCAAAGAAATGTTAGGTTTAGTCCGTAACAAATACTCAACTATTCCTATTCCAGGAGCCGAAGTAACTCTAAATGGAGACGGCCTAGTAAGTTCAGCAGCTTCCGAAAAAGAAGCATTATTAACTAGGTTGAGAGATTATTTCGATCAAACATCACGTCAATCTTTACTTGAAAGAAGAAGTAATGAATCTAATGCTCGTGTAAATGAATTAAATCAAGTACCAATGACAATCTTTATAGGATAATGGCATTATTTGGACAAGCTAGAGATATTTCAATGTTTAGATACGTTAACCGAGAGTTGATGCAAAACATTATTTCTCAACAATGTGTTTTATATAAAGTAAACTCTGTAGCAACTAAATCTAATATATATGGTGAAGCAAGTAGTGGAAGATACTTTCAAGAACCTATTTTATTATATGCTTTAATCGAAAGAGAAGATCAAACAGCCCCAGTAGATGATTTTGGAGTAGGATTTGAATGGCCTCATGTATTTAAATTTTTAAGAGACGACTTAGTAGATGCTAATGTTCAACCGGAAATTGGAGACTTTATAATGTGGCAAAATGCATATTGGGAAATAGATAATACAAACTTGAACCAATTATTTGTTGGTAAAGATCCTCAATATCCTTTTACAGATTCAAATGGAGTTAATCCATTAGAAACTGATTTAAGTGAATTCGGGTATAATGTTGCAGTAGAATGTCTATGCCATTATGTACCAGCAGATCGTGTTAACGTAATAAATCAGAGATTATAATGGCTGTAAGAAAACCAACCCCAAAATCTCAAAAAGAGATAAGCGAATCCCTACACAAATCTGATTTTCCTCAGTATGGTAATCCTAATAAAAGGGTTAAAACTACTAGAGCAAATCAAACTTCATGGAAGGGAGATAATGTAAAACCATTTACAGTTGGCCTTCAAGATATTGATGAAGCTGTATTTTATTATTTTAATGAAGTTATAAGACCAGTTGTAATGCAAAATGGTGAACGTTTATCTGTTCCTGTAATTTATGGTTCTCCTGAAAAATGGAAATCATATCAAAAAGATGGATATTACCGTGATTTAAAAGGTAAAATCATGGCACCTTTAATTATGTTTAAACGTAATAATTTAGAAAAAAATAGAACTATTGCTAATAAATTAGATGCCAATAACCCTAACAATTATAGTGTTTCTAAAAAAATGTATGATCCTAGAAATGCATATGATAACTTTAACGTATTAAATAATAGAAAACCTCAAATTCAATATTACGCAACAGTAGTACCAGATTATGTAACGATAACATATACATGTGCTGCTTTTACATATTATGTAGACCAATTAAATAAAATAGTTGAATCTATAGAATATGCATCAGATGCATATTGGGGTAATCCTGAAAGATACAAATTTAGAGCTATGATTAATTCATTTGGGTTCCAAACCGAATTAGCCCAAGATAATGAAAGAATAGTTAGAAGTACCTTTGACATTCAGTTAAATGGATATATTATCCCGGATAACGTACAAAAAGGAACAACTGCAATTTCTAAATTCTCCAACAGCTCTCAAATTGTTATCAGTGAAACCCCAACAACTAATATTCCTTAATAAGGAATTAAATATGTATTATAGAATAAAGGTATATTTTTAAAGAATCATACTAATATTTTTTTAAAAAGTTTTTGCAAATGTTGTAGAAAGTATTATTTACTTTTGAAAAAAGACAATATATTTATTATCAAATAAAATTAATCTAAAATGGCAGAAACACTTTTATCTCCTGGCGTATTATCAAGAGAAAATGATTCAACAGTAACAGCCGCCGCTCCTGCTCCTATAGGTGCTTCTATTATCGGCCCAACTGTTTTAGGACAACCTTATATTCCACGCAGAGTCACTACATTTAGTGAATATTTAACTTACTTCGGTGGAAGTTTTATCAGTGCATCAAGTAATCAATATACTTATTTCACATCAACAGCTGCATTTAATTATTTTCAAAATGGTGGAAATAGTTTATGGGTTACACGTGTAGCTAGTGGTAACTTCGCACCTGCAACATCAAGTTTTATTGCTTCTGGTTCAGCTGGTGGTCCTACTACTGGCCAATCAGTATTTGTTCTTCAAACATTAAGTTGGGGTGCTAATCAAAATAGTACTTCATCTCTAGATGCTAGTGGATCATTAGCATCAGGATCAAATGTTAACATAAGATGGGAAATTGTTAATGCCAATACCGCATCAGGTACATTTAACTTATTAATTCGTCGTGGTAATGATAATAATAATGTTAAAAATGTATTAGAAACTTGGGGCCCAGTATCATTAGATCCAACTCAAATTAACTACATTGAAAAAGTAATCGGTAATCAAACATTTAGCACATCATCCGACAATTTATATGTAAATACTGCAGGTAATTATCCTAATAAGAGTAATTATGTTACAGTAAAACAAGTAAACTTTACTACTCCAAATTATTTTGATAATTTAGGATTCGCTAAAAACCAATTCACAGGATCTATCCCTGCAAATGGTTCAGGATCATTTGGTGCCGCAATTGGTAACTTAACAAATGGTGGTGATTTATACAATCAAAGTATTTCAAACACTAACACTCAAGGTTTATCAGCTACCGCTTATACTACCGCTATTACATTGATGTCAAATCAAGATGAATATGCTTACAATGTAATTGCTACTCCTGGATTGTGTTATGCTGCCGCAACTCATCAAACTCAATTAAAAACCTTAATTAATAATACTCAAAATAGAGGTGATGCTATTGCAGTAATTGATCTTGAATTATATAATAGTACAGTTAGTGCAGCTTCAAATACAGCAACTAGTATTGATAGTTCATATGCGGCTTCATATTGGCCTTGGGTTCAAACAGTAGATCCTATTACAGGTGAATTTACTTGGGTCCCAGCATCAACGATGATTCCTGCAGTTTATGCTTTTAACGATACAACAGCGGCTCCATGGTTTGCTCCAGCAGGTTTAAATCGTGGTTCAATAACTACTGTAGTAAGAGCTGAAAAGAAATTAACTCAAGCAGATAGAAATACATTATATCAAAACAAAGTAAACCCAGTAGCTACATTCCCTGGTTCAGGTGTTGTAGTATTCGGTCAGAAAACATTACAAACTCAGCCATCTGCACTTGATCGTGTAAATGTTCGTAGATTGTTAATTACTTTGAAAGATAGAATTAACCAAATTTCAAATACATTAGTGTTCGAACAAAACACAATTGCTACTAGAAATAGTTTCTTATCTCAAGTTAACCCATACTTAGAATCAGTACAACAACAACAAGGATTGTATGCATTTAAAGTAGTAATGGATGATTCAAATAATACCCCGGAAGCTATCGATAGAAATCAGTTAATTGGTCAAATTTATTTACAACCAACTAAAACAGCTGAATTTATTATCCTAGATTTCAACATCCTTCCTACTGGAGCTACTTTCCCAGCATAATTCTTTAAAAGTTGAATATTTATAATAAAATAAAATAAAATGGCAATATTAGATTCAAACGAAATTTTCTTCACAGCCTTTGAACCTAAGGTACAGAATAGATTTATTATGTACGTAGATGGTATCCCTGCATATTTAATTAAAGGAATTTCATCTGTAGGATTTTCACAGGATGAAATCATATTGAATCACATAAACGTTTACCGTAAAGTAAAAGGTAAATTAAAATGGAATGATTTAACAATGACCCTATTCGATCCAATTACACCTTCAGGTGCACAAGCGGTAATGGAATGGGTTCGTTTACACCACGAATCAGTAACAGGTCGTGATGGATATTCGGATATGTATAAAAAAGATTTACGTATCGATGTATTAGGCCCTGTAGGTGATATAGTTTCAGAATGGGTAATCAAAGGAGCCTTTATTAAAACAGGTGAATTTGGTGAGTACAACTGGGATACTGACAACGCAGCTCAAAACTTAACAGTTACTTTAGGAATGGATTACTGCGTATTGAATTTCTAATCAAGCCACTACAAATATAGAAAGAGCTCGCATTTTTGCGAGCTCCTTTTTTTCATATTTATGTTGGAGGTGTAAAAAAATTAGTGTATATTTTATAATATGAAAAATTTATTATTATTTTTATTATTGACTACTGTAGGATACAGTCAATATTGTCCTGCTTTAGGACCGGATCAAATACTCCCTTGTGGTGTAGGATCAACTACATTAACGGCTGATTTAAGTCAATGTGGAGCTGGAAATAATCCTAATCAAACAACAAACTATAATGTATCTAATATACCTTATGTTGCTCAAACAAATAATGGTACTAGTTTGTTTATGGCTGATGATTCACAACAAGGTCCATTTAATATTGGATTTAACTTTTGTTTCTTTGGCCAAACCTATACTCAATTCTATGTAGGATCAAATGGTTGGATTTCATTCTCAGGGGGACAACCAATTACTTTTACAACCCAAACTATTCCAACAGGAAATGCTTTAGTACCTAAAAATTGTATTATGGGTCCTTGGCAAGATTGGCATCCTGGAATTGGAGGACAAATTAAATATCAAACAACTGGAGTAGCCCCATGTAGAAAACTTACAGTAAGTTGGATTAATATGCCTATGTTTTCTTGTACAGGTAATCAAGGAACTTTTCATATTGTGATTTATGAATCATCTAATTATATTGAAAACCATATCCAAAATAAACCAGCATGTTTACAATGGCAAGGGGGCACAGCAACACAAGGTATACACAATAATATAGGAACAATAGGAATTACAGTTCCCGGACGAAATTCTTCTGCTTGGGTAACAACAAATGATTCATGGAGATGGACACCTTCAGGACCAACAGTAACTCCTACTTTAACTTGGTATCAAGTAGGTAACCCAGTTGCAATTGGTACGGGACCAACACTTAATGTTACTCCTAATGGTCCAACTCAATATACTTGTCATCTTGTTTATCCAATATGCAATGCAGGTTGGTCATCATGTAATGCTGGAAATAATTTAGGACCTGATACTATACTTGTTGTTCCGGGTCCACCTAATTTACCTAATCCTACTATTTTTAATATCGATCCAACTTGTAGTGGATATTGTGATGGAAGTATTTTTATTTCTCCTAATGGTGGTAATGGAGTTCAAACTATTTCTTGGAATGGACCTCAATTAGGATTTAATCCAATAGGTTTATGTGCCGGAACTTATTCTTTTACTATTACGGATGCTGCAGGTTGTACTATCTCTAGTATTGTAACTCTTATTAACCCACCTATACCTACAATTAGTCCTATTATTTATAGCGATACAGCTTGTTACAATTCACCTAATGAAATATACTCAGTAACCCAACAACTTGGATACACATACCAATGGTCCTCAGTTGGTCCTATTAATTCAGGTCAAGGAAATGATAGTATTAGTATAAATTGGAATGGGTATTCTGCTGGATTTATTCCAGGTGCAGTTATGGTGACAGGATATGATCAAAATAATTGTCCTAGTTTACCTGAATTAATTGATTTAACTATTTTTAATGTTATTCCAATAATCGATCCTATAGGGCCATTTTGTGAATACGATGAATTTACTACTTTAAATGCTGTTCCCATTGGAGGCATATTTAGTGGTAGTGGCGTTATAGGTAATAATTTCTACCCAGGAAATGCAATAGGAACCGATACTATTATTTATATTTATAATCAAAGTGGATGTTCATTTGACGATACTATTACAACAATTGTTTATCCCCAACCAACACTTGATCCAATCGTTCCTTACAATCCATTTTATGAATTATGTGAAGGTGATTCAATAGTAACTTTATTTACTACTATTTCAAACCTACCAGGATATAATGAATGGACATTTGGTGGATCAATTTATCAACAAGATGATATCTCTATTTCTTTTGAATCATCAGGAATGTTTCCTTTATCTGTAGTACATTATTCAAATGGTTGTGTTTCTCCTATTCAAGAAACTGTAATTACAATTGCACGTTGTCCCGAATTATTATTTTATGTTCCAAACACATTTACCCCCGATGGAAATGAACATAACAACGTTTTCCAACCGGTATTCACAAACGGCTTCGATCCATATGATTATCATTTAGAAATTTTTAATCGTTGGGGAGAATTGGTTTTCGAATCATTTAACCATATGGAATCATGGGACGGAACATATAATAATGCATTGTGCTCATCAGGAATTTACACATTCAAAATACAATTTGGTTTTAAAGAAACAGATAATGACCAAGTTATAAATGGATTTGTAACATTAATAAAATAAAGTTAAAGAAATTTGCGATTTTTTGCGAGTTTCTTTTTCTTTAATATATTTATATACGACAATAAAGTTATTAAAAATCATTTATGGAAGAAAACAAATTTAATTTCCCATCCGAAACCATTGATTTACCATCAAGAGGTTTAATGTATCCCGAAGGCCATCCTCTTTCATCTGGAAAAATTGAGATGAAGTATATGACCGCTAAAGAAGAGGATATTCTTACTAACCAAAATTACATTTCTCAAGGTATAGTTTTAGATAAACTATTACAATCATTAATTGTTACTAAAGTTAACTACGATGATTTATTTGTTGGAGATAAAAATGCAATTTTGATTGCTTCTCGTATTTTAGGATATGGAAAAGATTATTCATTTGAATATAGAGGTACTGAACACACAGTTGATTTAACTACTTTTGAAAATAGAGAAATCGATGAATCACTTTTCACCCCAGGAGTAAATGAATTTACATATACACTTCCATTTTCCAAAGCCGTAATTACCTTTAAATTAATAGATGGTCATTTAGAAAAGAAAATTGATGGTGAAATTAAAGGTTTAAAAAAAGTTAATAAAAACGCCTCTTCAGATCTTACAACTAGATTAAAACATATTATCACATCTGTAAACGAAGATAGAGATACTAAAACTATTAGAGAATTTGTTGATAATTATATGTTAGCTCGTGATTCTCGTTCATTAAGAGAATATATTAGAGAAATTCAACCTGATATTAATTTAAAAGTTGATTTGGAAATTGAGGGTGAAATTGATACTATTGATTTACCCATTGGTGTGAACTTTTTTTTCCCTGACCTCTGATCAAGCGTTCCAATACCGAACTCACGTATTTAGAACTATACACGATATAGTATTTCATGGAAAAGGAGGTTATGATTTCATGACTATTTATAATCTTCCTTTACCTTTAAGAAACTTTATATGGAATAGTATTCGTAAATCCTATGAGGATGAAAATAAAAAAGAGGATACAGTAGAAACTTCAATTAATAACATGAAAGCAGCTGGTTCAACTGCAAGTAAAGTATACGGTAATAAACAAAGGGCATCATAAAAATGATGCCTTTTGATATTTATTACATATAATTCAATTAAATGGCTAAACAACAAAACGAAGAACAAAGAGTTAAGCAAGTTGCTAAAGAAACATCAATTGTTGTTGAAGATGCTTTACGCAGTATAGCATCTAACATTGGTCAAATCTTCCAAGATGCTTTAAGCTCAGGTCAAGATATATCTAAAGCTATGGTTAGTGATATTCAAGGAGGACTAAATAGTCTTGCTAAAGTATCCAAAACCCTAGCCGAATCTCAGTCAAAAGCAGTACAAGGTGCTTTAAAACAAAGAGATATTACTCGAGAAATGGAGCAAAGAAATGCTAAAATCTTTGCAATTAAAGCTCAAATTGCTATAGCTGGAAATAATGAATTAGAAGTTACTAAAAAATTAAAAGAACAATTAAAAGAAATTGAAGATGCTAATGTAGAAATCGAAAAAGCTCTAAAATCCCAACTTGACTACTCCCAGAAAATAGAAAAAAATATGGGATTATTCGGTACTGCACTTAAAGGAGCTGAACGTCTTACTAGTAAATTAGGTCTCTCAGGAATAAATACTGTTTTTGAAAAAGCAAAAGATGCAGCCCAAGCAAAAGCCAAAGCCTTAGCCGATTCAGGAAAAAAAGCAGGTGGTGTAGTTAATAAGGTTAAAGTACTAGCAGCCGGATTAGGTGCACTAGGTAAAGGAATAAAAGAAGCATTTTCATTTGAAACTATAGCTTTAGGTGCTGTAGGTCTAATGAAAAAATTATTTAGCTTTATAAAAGAAGGTTATGAAGAAGGAAAAAAAGCCGCTGCTCGAATAAGTGGAGAAAATGTTGAAATAGCTAGAAGTCTAGGTTTAGCTCAAGGTCCTGCTAATAAATTAGCTGCATCTGTTGCGGGTATGGGACCTACAACGGCTGCTACAAAACAGTCTATCACTGCTATATATGGCGCCTTGGGTTCTACTGAAAAATTAAGTAAATCCACTTTAAAAACATTTGTTCAATTAAACACATTTGCTGGATTCTCAGCTGAAGCATTAGCTAAATTTCAAAAATTCGCTAAATTATCAGGACAAGATGCAGGTGTAATAGTTAAACAAATGGCTGATACTGCATTAGAGCAAATTAAAACTAATAAATTAGCAATTAGTGAAAAACAACTCCTAGAAGAGGTTTCAGATGTTTCAGGTACTATTAAATTAAGATTTGCTCAACAACCTAAAGAATTAGTAAAAGCAGTTGCTGCTTCTAAGAAATTAGGTTTAAATATGGAACAAATTAAAAGTGCAGCCGAAAGTTTATTAAATATTGAGGATTCAATTGCTAATGAAATGGAAGCTGAATTGTTAACTGGTAAAGAATTAAATCTTGAAAAAGCAAGAGAATTAGCTTTAGCTGGTAAGAATGAAGAGGCAATGGCTCTCATAAAAGAACAATTAGGTGGAGCAGAAGAATTTGCGAAATTAAATGTAGTTCAACAAGAAGCATTAGCCAAAACCATAGGAATGAATAAAGATGAATTCGCTAATATGGCAATGGCTCAAAAAGAAAACATAGCCGCAAATGGAGATTTAGTTGATGGTCAAAAAGATGGAATAAAAGCAATGCAATCTCAGACTTCATTGCAAGAATCACTTGAGGAAAGGGAAAGAAGACGTGAAGAAGCATCTATAGGGATGTTTAATGCTTTAGGTCCTGCTATGTTTAAATTAGAAGAAACATTTATTAAAATAAAAAGAATATTTACAAATTTTATAGCCGAAAATATAGTTAAACCTTTAGCTGATTTTGTTACTAGCCCTAAAGGTCAAAAATTCTTAGATGAACTTCCTGGAAAACTTCAAAAAGGTCTAGAAAAAATAAAATCTATGGTTCCTTATATAATGAAGGGAGTAGGACTGGTTATGGAATTCATTAAAGCTAATCCTTGGTTGAGTGCAATTGCTGGAGTTGGAGGTCCTTTGCTCCTTAAAGGAATATCAGCATTAGCTTCAGGTATGAGTGCTTTAAGAGGAGCTACTAAATATACACCAATGTACGTTAGAAACGTAGATGGTGCTGCAGGTGCAGCAGGTGCAGCCGGAGATCTTGTAGGTCAAGCTGGGAAAGCAGGATTTTTCAAACAATTAAAAACCTTATTTACTAAACCTGGAGTAATGTTTAGAGCATTAGCTATGAAAGGTGGAATGTTTGGAAAAGTATTAGGCAAAACAGGAATGCTTCTAGGTAAATTTGGAAGTGGATTAGGTAAAGTAGTAGGATCACTTGGAAAATTTGGAAGTTCATTACTTAAAAGGGGTGGGTCTCTTCTTAGTAAATTAGGAGGAGGAGCTAAATCACTTGCTAAATCAGGAGGAAGCCTTCTTGGTAAAGCATTTGGTGGACTTAAATCTATAGGAGGTAAAGCTTTAGGAGCTGCCGGAAGTTTAGCCGGAAAAGCATTTGGAGGAATTAAATCAGTCGCTAAATCCGTAGGTGGAGCTGTTAGTAAATTAAATCCTTTATCAGCTCTAAAATCAGGATTAACTGGTAAAGCCAGTAAATTTATCGGAAAAGCAGTTAAAGGTGGAGGTTTACTCTCAGCGTTATTTGGCGCTGCTGATATTGCTGGAATTTTAATGAGTAAATCATCTCCAATAGATAAAGCAAAAATGATCCTCCCAGCAGCTTCAGGTACAATAGGTAGTATTTTAGGAACAGTAGCTGGATCAGTATTAGGCCCATTAGGAAGTATAGGAGGTGGGTTACTTGGACAATATATTGGAAGTTGGATTGGTTCTTCTAAACCTATTCAAAATGCTTTAGCTCCACCTTTAGCAAAAGCTTTAGGTGGTGATGATGTAGCAGACGATTTTGTTATGCAAAACGGAAAAGTACAACGTTTTCGTAAAGATGACATCGTTATGGGAGGAACTAGTCTTAATAAAGGTGGTGATGAAAAAGTTATTAGACTTTTAGAAAGACTTGTGTCTGCCGCAGAAAAAGGTGGACATGTTTATATAGATGGTAATAAAGTAGGAACAGCTCTTGCTTTAAAAAATTATCGATCTCGTTAATATTTATAAATAAAAACAAATATCATGGCAAACAATTTAATTTCTTTATTAACAAAATCTATATTGAGTTTAGGAGGTACATCCCCAAAACAATATAATTTACAAACTAAATTAGGAAACGTTAAACCAAGTTCATCTACATTGGATTTAGATGCAAAAGATCCTAAAAAATATCTTGACAACCAACCTAAATAATGGCATTAAGAGATATCTTTTCAAATCCTGAAAAATTTAATTTTCCTTCATTGGGGAAGGGTTACCCTATTACCCCAACAGGAAATAATACTGGACTTAGAGGTATCAAATATGGAGGTGATCAACCAAATAATGGCTCTAGCAGACAACCCTTTATTCAAATTCCATTACCACCTGTAGAATCACAACCAGATCCATTAACAAATATAGATTGGTTATATAGAGGAGATGGACTTGTAACTAGAAGTACTCTTACGGATGTTGAGCGCATTACTAAATTTTTAGTAACTCCTCAAGGTTTAAGATTTTTAGGTAAACAACAAACACTCCAAACTCTTGAAAATCTATCTTTATATGGAAAGGATATTTCAAAATGGAGATGGAATAACCCGGCTTCATATATTGCAAACACAGCTTTAGCTCCTACCGGTGAACATTTAAGAAATATTATCCAAAAAACTGGAAACGGAGCCCCATCAACATCAGGTACAAATTTTAATTTTGCTCTTCCTTCATTTACTAGAGAAACAGTATATGGTGAAGCCAACCCAGGATTAGCTAAAAAATCATCAACTCCTAAAATAGGAACAGATACTATTACTACCCAACCCTTATATCAATCTGATTCTAAATCTAATTTATTCCCTCAGGATACTGTTGATTTTTATATTGTAAAAGTTAGTAATGATGGTATTCCTGCAAATAATGTTTATATCCACTTTAGATCTTACATTGAAGGAATAAGTGATAGCTTTTCAGCTGATTGGGGAACTCAAAAATACATGGGTAGAGGAGAAAATTTCTATTTCTACAATGGATTTGATAGAGATATTTCCTTTAGTTTTAAAGTTCCTGTATTATCTAGTTTAGAACAACAATCAGTCTATACTAAATTAAATTATTTAGCTTCATTAATGGCCCCTGATTATTCAGATGGTGGATTTATGAGAGGTAATATATTAAAACTTACTATTGGAGATTATCTCACTGAAGTTCCAGGTGTACTTACATCATTGAGTTATACTATTGATGATAACGTTCCATGGAATATACCTCGAGATAATTATGGAAATGTAAATAACAATCTTCCTACAGAAACCCCATCCCCAGATTCAGAAATAGGTAGAGGATATACATTACCACAAATGATTACTGTTAGTGGATTTTCATTTAAACCCATTCACTCATTCTTACCTAAAACTGTTCAATCTAAATTTGTTCAAAATGGAATGGGACAAGATATGGACGCACCATTTATTAATTTTGGTAAATTAAACGGAGGAACAGATAAAGCAGGTGGATTTGGAAATGATCCTATTTCATCTAATACTGCTAATAAAAATAATACTCCACAATCACCAACACAAGGGTCTAATTAAAGTTAAATGCCAACTAGATACACAAACATACAAACCCTAGTAAATCTATCTCCTGATGGAAGATTGACATTTCCTTTTTTAAAAACAGTAAAATATCCTGAAATCCCTGAAAATGTAAATGATATATATGCTATTACAACAGTAGGAGACAGATTAGATTTATTAGCCCAACAATTCTACTCAGATATTAATTTATATTGGGTTATAGCCTGTGCTAACCCTGATAAGATTCAATTTGATTCATTATTTATACCTGAAGGGACCGAATTACGTATCCCTACAGATATATCTGCAGTTTTAAGTTCTTATAATTTATTAAATAGTTTTTAAACATGCCAAAAACTGGTAACATAACAGGAGAACCTTTTGATATTGAGGTTATCAAGCAAATTAATGCTCGTCAAACCTTTTTAGGAGCTAGAAATAGAACCGACAGTCAAATATTATATGCTAATAACAAAACGGCATTTTTACGTCTAGCATCTTCCATTAGAATAGAGGATAATTTAACAAATCCTAATGACCCTATATATGCTGTTGATATTTTAAAACAACGTGACATTTCCTCTACCCTTACAGGAGATGAATTAGCTAAAGCTTGTGTTTTATTCGGAGGTGTTACTTCTATTGATACCAATAATAGTAGTTTTGCTTTTAATTTTGGATTAAATCAAAATGTTAATCTTCCTGGATCTTCTCAATTAACAGGAGCTTATGGATGGGGTGGGATTACATCCAGAGGTTATGTTCCCATGCCCGGAATAGACTCAGCTAATATAAGCTTTGTAAATAGAGGAGCTATTGCAAAGGCCGATGTTACTTTAAAAGTATTTTCAATTGAACAATTACAAATTTTTGATCTATTATATTTTAGAATTGGTTATACTATGTTATTAGAATGGGGCCATAATCTTTATATAAACAATGATATAGATGCTGATAATGATCAGCCTAATCCTAAATTAGTAGAAAGAAAACAATTTTATACAAAACCTTTTGATGCATTTTTTAGTACACAAAAGAATACACAAAACAATATAATAACAGCTATTAAAGAACAAAGGAAAGACGATAACTACAATTATGATGCTATGCTAGGTAAAGTTACCAACTTTAGTTGGAAATTCAATAGTGATGGTTCATATGATATTTCTTTAAATTTAGTAGGATTAGGTGATATAATAGAAGCCCTTAAAATTAATACAGCTAATACTAAAGATCCTAAAGTTCTTCCACCTTCAATATTAGCTCAAAGAGAAGCAGAAGCTTTAGCAGCTGCAGAAGCATCTTTAAATAAAGAAAGAGAAAAAGTAGCTAAAGATAGAGAAACTGCCCAAACACAATCTAATCAAGCAGATCAAGATAAACAAACAACTATTAATAAGGCCGAAGCTTCATTTAATACAACAAAAGCCTCTATCTCAGGTTTTAATACTGCTCAATTTGGTAATGGATTAAATTCTATCAACAGTTTAACTTTTTCTGATAATACAGCTGGTGCTAAAGCTAATATTAGAATTATAGATAATGCACTTACCTCAGTTTCCTCTACTCAAGTAGAAACGTCTGTCCAATCTGAAAAAACTAGATTAATTGGCCTTATAAGAGAATTAAAAACCGCACAAAATAAGGTTGTAAATCTTGGTTCTTCTACAGCCGCTCAAACTCAAGCCCAAACTGCTCTAACCCAAGCTGATACCGCTGACGCTTCTATTGAAGCAAAAGAAAGAGCTTTAGAAGCTGCTCAAAAAGCATATAATAAAAAACAAGCCGAAGCTGCACTTTCCGGTAATACAACTGAAGAAAATAGAAATAAAACTTATTTTAATAATCAACTATATAACTGGAAGCAAGCCGCAATAACTAAAGCGGGTTCTTCATGGGACCCTAATAATCTTTTCCAACTTAACTTTAAATCCAGATCAGAAAACTCAGTTGAAACAGGAGGAAAAAATTTAAATGTTAATTTTTATTATGTTAGACTAGGTTATGTTTTAGATTGGGTTGAAAAAAATCTTTTAGTCTATGATTCTGCCCCTTCAGAACCTACTAATCCAAGTAATAAAACTCCTATTTTTAAAATAGATACAACTGTTGAAAACAATTATTGTTTAAGTTTCCCAACTCAAGTCTCAACAGACCCTCAGATATGTGTTATTTCCAGTAAATATACATCTCCAACCGCAAGTTTATCATGGGATGTTCTCCCTAATCTTCCAGCTAAATATTCAGTAGACGATAATCCAAATGCGGGTAGATTAATGAATATATTTGTTAATATAGATTTCATAGCTAAAGTATTAGAAGGAGGAGTAGATGCAAATGGTAAAACTAACTTATTAAAATTCCTGAATGATATGTTCTCAGGCATTAATGATGCTTTAGGAAATGTTAATAAATTAGAAGCTATATATGATGATGAAAGTATTTCTTTAAAAATTATCGAGGAAAGTAATATTAAAGGAATTAAAAGTGAAGATAAAGAAAAAGAAAATAAAATAGCTGTTTTTAAGTCCTATGGAATAGGTACCCCAACCGAACCATTAGGTAGTTTCTTATCAAATGTAGATTTCCAAGTCCAATTACCTCCTAACATGGCAGCAATGGCTACCATTTCAGCCCAAGCATCAGGTAATATTGTTGGTGAAAATGCTACTGCTTTATCTAAATTAAATAAAGGTTTAGTTGATAGAATTATTACTAAAAAACTAGATGCCGCTAGTATAGAAGGAGCTCAAACAGGTAATGAAGCCCCAGCAAATAAATTTGATAAAAATCTAGAGTATCTTTCTAAACAAATACAAGATATATATACTAATAAAAATTATAGTCCTGATACTATTGAAAGTATTAAATCTATAAATAGAGATATTGCTTTATATTTAACTGGGGAAGATTCTTTAAAAAGTACTCCTCAAGATAAAAAACCATCTCCATTCTTTATTCCATTTAACCTCTCCCTAGAAATGGATGGACTTTCAGGAATGGTAAACTATGAACGATTTGCTATTTCAGAAGAAATACTCCCATATAGTTATCGTTCAGGAGATCAAGGTGGAGTAATTGACTTCTTAATTAAAGGAGTCTCACATACCGTATCCGGTAACCAATGGAAAACCAAGATTGAAAGTATATCAGTAAGTTCAGCTAGAAATAACGTATAATGCCTTATTATCCAAAAAATAGAATAGTAACTAATTTATATACAAACGGAAACGAGTTTGTAGTGGTAGATACTCTACTTCCATACACTGGGTTTTATTACAAAGTATATAATGGAACATTCTACACAGGTAAAAATCCCCAAGAAAATGATTTACCCCAACAATTAGTTCCCCTAATAGCTAATGCTCAAGGATTAACATCTCCCGTAGTTTATTCTAAATTAGTTCCTAATAGAACCCAATCAGTTAGAAACTACATAGTTAATTCAGATGTATCAACTGCTGATAGAAAAATACCAATCCCATTTTATCCAACCCCAACCCAAAATGATTACCAAAATGGATCATTTACTAGATACTTTGCTAAAAAAATAAACAATTTATCTTTTATTGAAATAGATTCTACAACATATAGTGCTATTTCAAGTAACAATAGTGAATATCTTTGGGAAATGTATAATGTCATTGAAATTCCTTGGCAATTAACAGGAGATAAAAATCAAGTTTACGAAACCAATCGAAAAGTTACTCACTTAGCTGAGAAAAATAACAACTTCCAAGGCCTCAGCCAATTTCTAAAATTCAGATTCTCAAAATTCTACCAGTAAGCTTGGTTTATTGAATATCCTTTCGTAGATTTATATCATGTTTTGGTTAGTAGAAACTCAAGATCAAATCGAGAGTTTAATAAATATAGGTTATGAAGAAGCGTTTGTTGAAATAATTCAACACAACGATAAAATCCATCCTGCTTTAGATGATGTTTGTTTGGTCTATTATCGACCTATAAATGAGACTAAAGGATACATAATTTGTATCGATCATAGTGAGGCGTTAAAAATTGGGAAACAATGGGTTAACGAATTGCTTTGCAAAACAGATGTGGTGTGGGTAAGAGACAAGAAACATTTTTTATATCATTTTCAAATAAAGAGCTTGCGTGACGTAAACATACTCACTCCTCCGTATATACAAGATTTAACGCAAACCCACATATATTTTCAAGATAAGTATCCGGATTATAAACAAATAAATAAAATAATCCCACTTACCAAACACTACGAGGTTTGCAATAAAATATACAATACAGTAAAACCATCATTTACCGAAGACTTACCCTCGTATTTTGATTTCTACAACAATAAATCAACGTTAGCTTTCTTTGGGATTGAAAAAAATGGTATTCCAATAGATAAAGACCAATTTGATCAATATTTTAAACCAACAAACCCAACATATTCAATAGGGGAAAATAGAATTTACACACAATACAATCTTTTCACAACAACTAAAAGACCAAGTAATAGATTTAACGGAATTAACTTTGCAGCATTAAATAAAGAAAATGGAGAAAGAAAATGTTTTAAACCCCAAAACTCGAAATTTATTGAGTTGGATATTTCTGCTTATCACCCTACCCTTTTGGCTAAGCTTTGTGATTATAGTTTCAATAACAGTGATATTCATGGGGCTTTCGCTGAAATGTATGGAGTGGACTATGCCAAAGCAAAAGAGATCACGTTTAAACAAATTTACGGTGGAATTTGGAAGGAATATGAGGCCTTGGAGTTTTTTCAAAAAGTAAAAGAATATACAGATAATATCTGGGAAGAATATAATACTACAGGGAAAGTAGTGGTGCCGGTTTCGGGTTATCATTTGGAAAAAGATAAATTGGAAAACATGAACCCACAAAAACTTTTGAATTATATCTTACAGAACGTGGAGACGGCAACGAATGTTTGTATATTGATGCAGCTTCATAGGTTATTGAATGGGAAAAAGACCAAGCTAGTATTATATACTTATGACAGCTTTTTGTTTGATTTAGATGAAACAGAAGATTTAATAGATGAAATAAATAAAATATTTGAAAATTTAAAATTACACACAAAAATTAGTTATGGAAGCAGTTATGACTTTAACCACCCCACGTGATATTTATTGGGAGAAAACCCAATTAAACTCGATAGATTTGAACAACAAGTTATTCTGTACATTTGTTGCCGAAGACACCCTCGATGAAATGGTTCAAAGCATCTCTGATGCTTATAACATAATGTATAATAAAATGTTCGTATTGTTTGTAAAAAGTACAAATGAATACGTTATTACATATAATGTAGACCAAGGAAACGTAGATAACATTCCGGTAAATACAATTTTAGTGCACCGAAAAAAAGAAACTAATACGTTATACACAATTAACGCCCTAAATACTTTGATTAAAAGTTTAAATGGTGGGGTGGTTGATCCTTCCTTCCGTATAAACTGGCAACATTATCAAAATTGCATTTTATTGACTAATACTAATGAGTTAAGACAACTCAATACAAAAGTTTATAAAATTATTGAACTATAATTTGGTTCATTCAAAAAAGGTTATTATATTAACAACACAAATACAAATTGATAAGTTATGGATTTAAATGAAATCAGAAACCGACTGTCAGCAATACAGTCAAAATCAACCGGCAAAGGCGGCGGTGAGAAAAAATCAGTATTTTGGAAACCTTCAGTAGGTAAACAAATAATTCGTGTAGTACCTTCTAAGTACAACAAGAACAATCCGTTTACTGAAATGTATTTTTACTATGGAATTGGTAAAAACACAATGGTATCTCCTATTAATTGGGGTGAGAAAGATCCAATTGCTGAATTTGCAAAACAATTGCGTACTACTAGTGATAAAGAAAACTGGCGTTTAGCTAAAAAACTTGATCCTAAAATGCGTATTTTTATTCCTGTTATCGTACGCGGTGAGGAATCAGAAGGTGTTAAATTGTGGCAGTTTGGTAAGGAATTGTATATGGATTTCTTGAACCTTGCAGACAATGAAGATGTTGGCGACTTTACAGATGTAATGAGTGGTCGTGATATTACATTGACTACTGTAGGTCCTGAAGTAACAGGTACAAACTACAACAAAACCACTATTATGCCTAAAGTTAAAGAAACACCTTTAGCTGCTGATAAAGCAACTGTTGAGTCTTTACTTGAAAATCAACCCAATCCAAAAGAAGTATTTAAAAAATACACGTTTGATGAAATGAAACAAGCCCTTCAAGAATGGTTAACTCCTGAAGATGAGTATGAAGAAGGTGCTATCATCGATGATGAGAAAGAAGAAGAAGTAGTTTCAACCCCTAGTAAAAACTATTCGTTATCTACTCCAACTCCAAAAATGACTAAAGCTGATAAGTTTGATTCATTGTTTGAGGAAGAAGATGATGATTTGCCATTTTAATTAATATAATATTATGGCTAGAAAGAAAAACGAATCGTTAACGGCGGCATTCTCCTCTGAACTTAAATCTAAATTTGATTTAAATAAGTTTAAGGAAAAGAAAATGCTTAATTCAAACGTAAAATTCAAAGATCAAAAATGGATCCCATTGAGTTCAGCATTCCAGGATGTAACTTCAGTACCAGGAATTCCAATGGGTCACATTGTACTCCTTCGAGGCCACAGTGATACAGGTAAAACAACCGCTATGATTGAAGCAGCGGTTTCAGCTCAAAAAATGAAAGTTTTACCTGTATTTATTGTAACCGAGATGAAATGGAATTGGGAACATGCTGTACAAATGGGTCTTCATGTAGAAGAAATTGTGGATGAATCAACAGGCGAAGTATTAAATTATGAAGGTAATTTTATTTATGTTGACCGTGAAACACTACACACTATTGAAGACGTATCAGCATTTGTTTTAGATTTGTTAGATGAACAGAAAAAAGGTAATTTACCTTATGATCTATTATTCCTATGGGATTCAATTGGATCAATTCCTTGTGAAATGTCTGTTAAATCAAACAAAAATAACAACGAATGGAATGCTGGGGCAATGTCAACTCAATTTGGTAACAATGTCAACCAAAAGATTACATTATCACGTAAAGAATCATCACCATACACTAATACACTAGTATGTGTTAATAAAGTATGGACTGCAAAAGCAGAAGTACCAATGGGTCAACCAAAGTTGATGAACAAAGGTGGATTCGCAATGTGGTTTGATGCTACATTTGTAGTAACATTTGGTAATATTTCAAATGCAGGTACATCTAAAATCAAAGCGATTAAAGATGGTAAGCAAGTTGAATTTGCTAAACGTACAAATATTCAAATTGATAAAAACCACATTAATGGTGTGCAATCACGAGGTAAAATTATCATGACCCCACACGGATTCATCAATGATACTGATAAGGAACTTAAAGCATACAAAGATGCACACGCATCAGAATGGATGAAAGTACTTGGAGGTATGGATTTCGATATTTTTGAGGAACAAGATTCATTTGAACCAGAAAATATCTTTACACAAGAACCAGATTAACATGAAAAGAAAAGAACTATTTAAACTTCTTGACAATGTTGTTGAGAATGAGGAGCATACTGAAGCTAAAAGATTTGATCGAGTAATGTTGATTGATGGTTTAAATCTGTTCTTTAGAAACTTTGCAATGATGAATATCGTGAATTCCGATGGAGTTCATGTAGGTGGATTAGGAGGATTTGTAAGATCCCTAGGAACTCTAATCAATCAAATCCAACCAACATCTGTATTTGTAGTATTCGATGGAGTTGGTTCTTCCACTAACAGGAAGAACTTACTCCCCGAGTATAAATCAGGGCGTAATTTAACTAGAATTACAAATTGGGAGGTATTTGAAAATTTAGATGAAGAGGATGATGCTAAATTTAACCAAATTGTTAGAATTGCTCATTACTTAAAATGCTTACCTGTTAAAACAGTTGTTATTGATAAAGCAGAAGCAGATGACATAATTGCGTTTTACAGCGATTATCTTCCTAAGACGCATGGTTCTAAAGTATTCATCGTCTCGTCGGATAAAGATTTCATCCAATTAGTTAACGACGATGTAATCGTATATAGACCAATTGAAAAGGAATACTATACCAAAGACACAGTTAAAGAAAAATTCGGTGTATTAGCTGAAAATTTTATTCTTTATAAGATGCTCCTTGGAGACAATTCAGACAAAGTTCCAGGTGTAAAAGGTTTGGGAGCTAAAGGATTATTTAAGAAATTTCCTGAATTATCTACTGATATACTAAGTTTGGATGACATTTTTGAGATAGCAGCTTCTAAATATAAAGAACACGTTATTTATTCTCGCATTGCTTTTGAAAGAGATAGACTAGAACAAAATTATAAAATTATGAATTTACAAAGTCCATTATTAGATTCTAGTGATAAAGAATTTTTAACAGTCTTTGCAGAAGAAGAAAATATAGCTTTGAATAGTAAAGCCTTTTTACGACTTTACCACGATGATGGATTAGGTCATCTTATTAAAAATGTAGATTTTTGGATTAAAGATACATTTGAAGTATTAAACAGTTTTAAATAAAAAAAGTTATATGACATTAAGTAATTTATCCCAATATGGGATAGGATTCCAAATCAAAGTATTATCTTCCTTACTAACACATAAAGAATTTTTATTAAACATTCATGATGTTTTAAGTGAAGAATATTTTGATAATCAAGCTCACAAATGGATTATTAAAGAAATCCTTCAATACTACCAAAAATACCATACATGTCCTTCAATGGATGTTTTGAAAGTAGAATTAAAAAAAATTAATAATGAAGTTCTTCAAGTTTCAGTTAAAGAACAACTCCGTGAAGCATATAAATCTTCAGATGAGGATTTAAAATATGTTGAAGAAGAATTTTCTAATTTTTGTAAAAACCAACAATTAAAAAAAGCATTATTAACAAGTGTAGATTTTTTAAATGCTGGAGATTATGATTCAATTCGTCATTTGATTGACAATGCATTGAAATCAGGACAAGATAAAAATGTAGGGCATGAATATAATAAGGATGTTGAATCTCGTTATAGAGAAGATCACCGAGTAGTAGTTCCTACACCTTGGGATGTATTCAACAATTTACTTCAAGGTGGTTTAGGTAATGGCGATTTTGGTCTTATATTTGGTAACCCTGGAGGAGGTAAATCTTGGACATTAATTGCTTTAGGTGGTTATGCTGTTAAAATGGGTTATAATGTTTTACATTATACCTTAGAATTAGGTGAAGATTATGTAGGTCGCCGTTATGATGCTTTCTTTACAGACATCCCAGTAAATGTAATTACTGAACAAAAGAATAGAGGTAGAGTAGAAGAAGTAGTAGAAACTCTCCAAGGACAATTAATAATTAAAGAATATTCTCCTGGAAAAGCATCAATGTCTACTATTGAATCTCATATTAAAAAATGTATAGATCAAGATTTTAAACCCGATTTAATTATTATTGATTATGTTGATCTCCTTCGTTCTAAAAGAACAAATAGAGAAAGGAAAGATGAAATTGATGATATTTATATAAGCACTAAAGCTTTAGCACGTGAATTGAACATTCCAGTCTGGTCAGTTTCACAAGTAAATAGAGCAGGTGCAAAAGACGATATTATTGAAGGTGATAAAGCGGCAGGTAGCTATGATAAAATCATGATTACTGATGTAGCTATATCTTTATCAAGAAAACGTCAAGACAAAGTTAATGGTACAGGAAGATTTCACTTTATGAAAAATAGATATGGTATGGACGGCATGACATTTAGTGCAAAAGCAAATACCTCAACTGGCCATTTCGAGGTTTCGGACCGTGTTGAAGAAGATGATGATGAAACTCCGGCATCGTCTCAACAACTTCCTTTTAACACATTTGATTCTTTAGATAAAAAGGAGTTAAGAAACAAATTTTTCGAACTTGGAAATTAATAAAAAATTATGGCAAACATTCTAGAACCTAGGTTGGTTTATAAACCCTTTGAATACCAAGAAGCAGCTGATTATTGGCTCAAACAACAACAAGCTCATTGGCTTCACACAGAAGTTCCCATGATGTCGGATTTAAATGACTGGAAACAAAATTTGACTGAAACGGAAAAAAACATTGTAGGTTCTATTTTAAAAGGTTTTGCCCAAACCGAAACAGTTGTAAATGACTATTGGTCAGGATTAGTTACAAAATGGTTTCGCAAACCTGAAATCATCATGATGGCTACTACTTTTGGTGCCTTTGAAACAATTCATGCTGAAGCTTATTCATTATTGAATGAAACTTTAGGATTGGAAAATTTTGCTGAATTTCTTGAAGATGAATCAACAATGGCAAAAATTGAAAATCTAATGACGGTTAGAGATGGAATGGAAATCGAAACCAATCTCCATGAAATAGCAAAATCATTAGCCATATTTTCAGCATTTACTGAAGGTGTAAATTTATTCTCTTCATTCGCTGTGTTGTTAAGTTTTAAAATGCGTAATAAACTTAAAGGTGTAGGTCAAATCGTTGAGTGGTCTATTAGAGACGAATCAATGCACTCAGAAGCAGGTTGTTGGTTATTTAAAACCTTACTTAAAGAAAACCCTAAATTAAAAACCCCAGAATTAGAGGCAGCAATTAATGAAGCAGCTTTATTATCTTTAACTCTTGAGCTTGATTTTATTGATAAAGTTTATGAACTTGGGGATCTAGAAGGTTGTCCTAAATATGATTTAGTTAATTTTATCAAAAATAGAGTAAACACAAAATTAGGAGATTTAGGTTATAAACCAATTATTTCAAATATTGATATGACAGCCGTAGAACGTATGAAATGGTTTGATCATTTATCAGCAGGAAAACAACACACCGATTTCTTTGCAAATCGAGTAACAAATTATTCAAAAGGTCATTTAACTTGGGACGAATCAATTTTTTAAAAAATGGATAGCAATTTAGTATTAGATTACACACAGTGGGAGCGTGGTAAAGATTATCCCGAGTATTTTGATGAAGTAGCATTATCGACTATTTCAAAAGGTTACTTATTACCTGGGGAAACACCCCGAAAAGCATTTAAAAGGGTTTCTCATGCTGTAGCTATGAGATTAAATCGCCCTGACTTAGAAAATAAATTTTTTAAATACATTTGGAATGGTTGGATTGGATTGGCTAGCCCTGTTCTTAGTAATACCGGTACTGACAGGGGTTTACCTATTAGTTGTTTTGGAATCGATACGCCTGATTCGATTAGGGGTATTGGCCTCACTAATGCAGAACTTATGCGACTTACCTCTTATGGTGGAGGTGTTGGAATCTCTTTATCAAGAATTAGAGGCAGAGGAGCAAATATTACCGGAAACGGAAAGTCTGAAGGTGTAGTTCCTTGGGCTAAAATTTATGATTCAACTATTATTGCAACTAATCAAGGTTCAGTACGTAGAGGAGCAGCATCTGTAAACTTAGATATTAATCACCCGGATATTAAAGAATTTTTACAAATTCGAAGACCTAAAGGTGATCCTAATCGTCAATGTCTTAACTTACATCAATGTGTAGTTGTGGATGATGCGTTTATGAAACGTTTAAATGACCGTGACAGTGAAGCGATGTCTTTGTGGTTAGAAATTCTTAAATCGCGTGTAGAAACAGGAGAACCATATGTTATGTTTAAGGATAACGTCAATAAAGACAATCCTTTAGCATACAGAATGAATAATCTTGATGTTTCAATGACTAATATCTGTACTGAAATCACATTACATACAGATGAAGAACATTCATTTATTTGTTGTTTAAGTTCACTTAATTTAGCTAAATACGATGAATGGAAAAATACAGATGTAGTTGAAACTGCAGTTTATTTTCTAGATGGAGTAATGGAAGAATTTATCCAAAAAACAAATGGTAAAGATTCTATGATCCGCTCCCACAGACATGCTAAAAAAGGTCGTGCATTAGGATTAGGTGTAATGGGTTGGCATACTTTTTTACAACAAAAGAATTTACCATTTAACTCTATTGCTTCAACTGCTTGGACTCATACTATTTTTAGTCAAATTAAAATGCAAGCTGAATCTGCGTCTCGTAAATTAGCTATGGAATATGGAGAACCGCTTTGGTGTAAAAATACAGGTATGAGAAATACCCACCTATTAGCTATTGCTCCAACAGTATCTAATTCCCGAATCAATGCTTGTTCAGCAGGTATTGAACCTCAACCAGCAAATGTTTATGTGTTTAATGGTGCTAAAGGAACATTTATTGTTAAAAATCCTGAATTAGAGGCTTTGTTGGAATCTAAGGATAAAAATAGTAGTAAAGTTTGGGATCAAATTTTAGCAGATAACGGCTCAGTACAAAACTTATCTAATGACATTTTAACTGAAGAGGAAAAAGAAGTATTCTTAACATTTCCTGAAGTTAATCAATTAGCGCTAGTACAACAAGCAGCTGTTCGTCAACGTTATATTGATCAAACCCAATCTTTAAATCTTTCATTTGACCCAACAGATTCACCAAGATGGATTAATCAAGTACACATGGAAGCCTGGAAGTTAGGAATTAAAACATTATATTATCTTCGCACAGATTCAGTAATTAAAGGTGATTTAGGTTCACGTACTGCTGATTGTCTTAGTTGTGATGGATAGGCATGTCTTAAAAACGTCATATTAAAAACTTGGAGGGGCGAAAGCCCCTTCGTAGATTTATAGGGTAAGATTGATAAGGAAATATTAATTAAAAAATAAAGGTTATGTTAAAACATTATGATTATCAAGAAGCTCAAGAATTGTTTTACACCAAAGAAGTATTGACTGCTGAAGAAGCAGATCTTTGCTTTAATTTGATTCCGGTAAGAGCAAAAGAATATTTATTCTATAATGAATATACTAACACTTATCTCAACCTTTACATTTATTCAGAAATTGAACAAGATAATCGTCAATTTGCAATTGAAACAGGTTGTTAAAAATTTGGATCCCCGAAATCCTGTTCGTACATTTATAAGGTAAGATTAAAAAATAAAGGTTATGGAATTAAGAGTAAGTTTAGTAATTCAAAGTCACTTAAGTGATGCTATGATTGAAATGGGTTTTGCACCTGAAACCGCTCAACAACGTTTACGTTTTGTAAAGTATTTGATCAACATATACCCAGATACTAGTAAAGAAATTGATGTAGATGCAGTTTATGAACAATTTAAATTAAAGTATAAATAATCAAAAATGTACGAATTTATTAAAGAAAATAGCATTCGTCATAGTAGAGAAACTGTTATGGAGCATATTAAAAAACTCCAACCGCTCAACTATAACAAGTTTTTTTGGTGGAGAACTCACACTGATAAAGTTGTACCACTAGGTAAACGTGCTTTACTCAAAGATCGTATATTAAACGGTGATTTTAATCCATCTTCTTATTTTTGGCAAGCACAATTTGCACTTTATACTGCTAAAGATAAAATGGATTTAACTAAACATGATACTCGTTTCCAACTTGATATTGCAAGTGTTGATTTTGAGCGCCATAAAAAACTCATGAATGATTTTGAAAGAGAGGAAACAGCCCGTATGGATGCCCTTTATGAAGCTTTTACAGACGCATTTCAAATTACAAAAGAAGATCTTGAAGAACGATTCCTTAAATGGAATGGAGACATCCTAAGTTTTTATTATTTTGCTAAAGAATTCCTTCGTGAAACACCAGCATCTATTAGAAAGGATATGAGAGGACGAGGTCGTCCTAAAAAAGTAAAAGTAGAGTCTATACCTACTGTATTAAAACCCAAACGCGGTAGAGGCCGCCCTAAAAAAGTAACCAGTTTAAATTTAGAGTTATATGAAAATTAATCGTGAGAAAGTTATGAACTTATTAAAGCCGGCTATGAACGCCATTATCCTAGTTGCTGTAGGAACCGCTATGTTCCGTTTAGGAATAGCATATCAAAATGGCAAAAATAAAGAAGAAGTAAAAGTAGAAAATCCATATGCACACGCATTTTCTCCTGAGGAAATTTCAATTGCAGTCAATGAATCAAACGAGTTGATTATGATTGAACGCGCAACAGGAAAATACATTGTGTATTCAGATCAAATTGGCCAAACTATCTTTGGGATGTATGCCAATCGTATTCACCAAGAAGTAGCTAATGATAAGTAATATTAAAATCGGTATTGTAGCGGGGGCAGTTATTGCCACCGCTCTTACTGTTACTGAAGTGGAACAAAAACAACCTACACAGCAGGAAGTTCGTGTTCCTAATAGTATAGATCAAGGTTCACCACCAAGTTTACAAATGTATAAGTATATTAAAGCATACGCTGATACATTTGATATTCCTACACGATATGCCTTTGGGATTGCATATGCCGAAACAAGATATAATGGGCCATTTCACTGGAAATATAATCCTGCTCAAACATCTTGTGCTGGAGCTGTAGGTCCAATGCAAGTTATGGTATCTACTGCGCGATGGATCAATAAAGATAATATATCTAAAGAACGTTTAAAAACGGATATCAAATATAATGTATACACCTCTATGAAATTACTTCGAATTTTATATAACAAAAGAAAAAATTGGAAATTAGTTTTTGGAGAATATAATACTGGAAGACCTTGTGTAAATGGGTATGCAGAAAGAGTTTTTAATCATAAAATAGCTTGGAGATGAAACAAGTAGTTTGTATCAATGACAATAAATTACCTGAGGGTGCTCAAGTAATTAAAGGTAGAGAATATACTGTAGTAGATGAATTTGTAAATAATTATGACCAGCGAGTTTACATTATTGAAGGAATTGCAAATGAAGGTACTACTAAAATGGGATTACGATGGATTGGGTATGATGCAACCCGTTTTGTAGAACCTGAAGCATTAATGGAAAAAATATACGAACACGCATACGCAGAAGCATGAAAAAAGTAAAAATTAGTCACGAGGTACCATTTTGCCTCTTAGAAAAAAGTAGAGAATTTAACGATTACGATTATCTTTTACCCCACTTGATGGATGAAAATGAAGAATATCGCAATTTTTTCTACGAATCCAAGAAAATGGGTCGATATATTGTAATGGATAATTCCTTACATGAATTAGGTGAAGCATACAGTACAGATCGTTTAATGCATTGGATCGAGGAAATTAAACCACAAGAGTTCATTGTACCAGATGTCTGGGAAAATTATGCTGAATCAGTTAGAAATGCAAAACAATGGGCTAAAGTACAACTACCTGAAGGAGTAACCAAAGTAGCAGTAGTACAAGCAAAGTCAATGTATGAAGCTGGATTGTGTGTTCAAGCATATCGTGATTTTGGATACAAGAAAATTGCATTTTCATATGGGGCTGAATACTACCATAGTGAAATGTGTCCTCATCCAAATAAAGATTTAGGTAAAGCAATTGGGCGGTACATGGTTTTATCAACTTTTAAAAATAATAAAACACTTTTACCAAACGATCGAGTACATTTACTTGGAACTGCATCTCCAATTGAATTTGGGATGTATAAAAACATGTCCTGTATTGAATCAATTGATACTTCAAATCCAATTATGGCGGCAATCGGTGAAGTACCTTATACAAAAATGGGATTATCCTCAAAACCAATTGCAAACATGAACAAATATCAAGATGTAAGTTTAGAATTTATTGATGAAGATCTTGTAGAATTTAATGTTGAAATGTTTCGCACAATAAATGGACTCTAATTTGGAGTCCATATTTTCTTTTATTATATTTATACAAATAATAAGTTATGGACAATTTAGGAATGGGCGTTATGCTCGGTATTTTAGGAGGCAATGAAGAAACAGTAGATTCAATTAAGTCCTCATTAAACAAAGTTATTGAAACAGTAGAACTAGATGGAGATAATCTAGTAATTTCCTTTACAGATAATACTAAATTATTTATCTGGGATGGAGGACAATCATGTTGTGAATCCCGTTACATGACAACCGATGATAATCTTTCAGATTTCAACGGTGCTACATTATTAGATATGGAACTCAAATCTGTTGACGATGTTGATGATGGATATGATGTTCATGAAATTCAATTTTTAGATGTAAAAACTTCTGAAGGAGTATTTACAATGGTAAACCATAATGAGCATAACGGTTATTATGGAGGTTTTTGGATACAAGCAAAATTAAATTAAGTTATGGAATATTTAAGTTTATATGATTACCTAGGACATGCCGCAGGTAAAGAACTAGGTAAAGAAGTAGTAACAGCTGCAATACAAGCTGGGATTAGATTAGAAAAAAGAGAAATTGACAATCCAAAATATACAGGAATAGTATATTTGTATCCTAAGAATTTTCTAGATTTCCATTTTAGAGAACCAGCATCATATCAGATTGAGGATGATCTTCCTGGAAACCTTAACCATACATTAGAAGATGATGACCTCCCTTTCTAAAGAAGAATTTGAAAAATACCGTGAGACTTGGAAGTCTGAATGGTATGATCATTGGAGACTCTTGGATATTGATTTTGAAACTTATATGTTAATGAAAGGATTAACAAAACAAGAATTTAAAAATTTAAATAGTGAATTATGGCAAAACACGTAGTAGTTAGTCTTAGCGGAGGGATGGACTCCTCCACATTGTTACTTCGTTGCTTGAAAGAGTACGATTCTGTAACTGCACTTTCATTTGATTATGGACAAAAGCATCGAGTTGAGCTTGAACGTGCTCAATCATTAGTAGATTATTTAAATGAAAATCCAACACGAATTTTTTCCTCCCATGAACTCCCAGATGAAATTATTTCCTATTCATTAGTAAACTATCGAGTAATTAAACTTGACGGTTTAGTTGATCTACTTAATTCAGCTTTAGTAACAGGTGGAGATGAAGTACCTGAAGGGCATTATGCTGAGGAAAACATGAAAGCAACAGTTGTTCCAAATAGAAACAAAATCTTTGCTTCAATTACTCAAGCAGTTGCCCTTTCAATTGCTGATAAAACAGGTGAACAATGTGATATTGCAATGGGAATACATGCAGGTGACCATGCAATTTATCCTGATTGCCGTCAGGAATTTAGAGATGCGGACGACCATGCGTTTAGAGTAGGTAATTGGGGTTCTGAAAAAGTAGGTTACTTTACACCATATCTTGAAGGTGATAAATTTACTATATTACAAGATGGAGAAGTATTATGTGGTGAATTAGGTTTAAATTTTGATGAAGTATATAAACGTACGAATACATCTTACAAACCAATTAAATGGTATAATCGCCCTGAAACCCATAATTACACTTGGTACTCTGATTACAAATCAGCATCTTCCGTTGAGCGAGTAGAAGCGTTTATTAAATTGGGACGACCTGATCCTGCAGGATATGCTGATGAAACAGGTCCTGTAACATGGGAACATGTAGTAACAGAAGTAACAAAAGTATTAGCTAGCCATGAAGGATAGTTGTATCATAGATTGGGAATTATATCAAAAAGTTATGGCAAAGAAAA